CTTCGTATCAACCGGTTTTTTATTCTTATCTTCCATCAGAGTTTCCCTTGGGCTTATCTGTTAAACAAACGGGATTGCCGTAGCCTAACCGCAAATCTATTTATAACAAGGAAACTTTAACAGGTCAACTAATCCAGTTTTTAAATCGAATAATAAATGATTCGTTCACACCCATGCCTTTGCGGACATCGTGATACAACTCGTCTTTATGTGCTTTGCTCATACCAGATGGAGCCATCTTATGGAATGATTCTTTATCTCCAGCGGTGACGTGCTTACGCATAGCAGTACCAGAAGCAGATTCAATTCCACCTCCACCTTCTTTACGTTCACCTCCTACTGACTTGACTTTAATGCTCTTGAAGTTGTAGTGACCGTGCTTCATATCTGCACCATTATACTTATGAAGCAGAGTATGGAATTCATGCACACGATCAGAACCAACATGCATAGTCACGTGAGTATAACCAGCTTTGTGCAGCTTCGACATCTGGTGCAGCAGAGTCGGATGTTCCTTCGTCATAGCCTCTACATGTGCACCTTTGACAGCGCGAGAAAGGTGCTTGACCTTCTGCTCAGGTGTCAGAGGATTCTTCTTGGCATCATGAGTTCCTGTAGTTAAGATCTTATGATCTGCGCCTTCTTTCTTGGCAGCGGCCATCACATGCTTGACGACCATCTCGTGGCCTGCATGAACAGGATTGAATCGTCCCTGTGTGATATGAATGGATTTCATTGAGCTTTAACCTTATTGAAATTGGCAGCCGAGAATTCAGCACGATCTACGATCTTAGTAGGACGGTTATGTCTGACTACTACAAATCCTTCAGGCTTCGACTTCTTACCGTTGATGCTGTGATCAAACTCGGCACTGCTCGAAAGAGTCTTCGCAAGAATGTCCTTCGCTTTTTGCAGATGCTTGTGCTGGTTCAGAACGTTTTCGAAGTGCGCACGATTACGTTGAACGTGACCGATGTCTGATTCCATCGCAGCAGTCTTAGCTGCCTTTGACGCTGCCATCTTCACACCTTCAATCTTCTTCTGATGTGCCTTCATGTAGTGGTTCATGAAACCTTCTACACTAGGCTTAGTGCCAGTACGAACAGTATGATTAATGTAAGTTTTCAAAGGAATCTCATGGCCTTTGATAGCTTCATAAGTTTCAGGCTTTGCCTTTTTGTTATGTGCTGCAGCCGCAGTCATAGCCTTTGCAAAGCTTTCGCGATGCTGAGGTGTAAACTTAATGTTATCGAGATGATGTTCTGTCGAAATCAGATGCACGTCTTTGTGCAATCCAAAGTCATTTAGCTGAGCGCCGTGCTCGGCTTGCATATCCTCGAGGTTCTTACCATTATACTTGGTATGAATGGCTACTCCAATCTTCGAGTTGAGAGCAGCCTTACCATGTGCTGAATTTTTTGGAGCAGAGTAAGTGATGGTGTTAGGTGTAAAGTGTACACGCCCATCAGACTCATGTACATCCTCGGAGGTGTGCATGATATCGCCTTGGAAAACACCCTTCTTTGGTGTTACCTTTGGAAGATGCTGTAAAGCAGCTCGCAGTTTCGATACGAGGCCAGGAGCGTGCCCATGGTTACGCTCGATATCTTCTTCGGTGTAATTGATCTTTGGATTCTTATTGAAGGCAGACTTCGATGCTACAAAGAAACGACCAGTTTCAGGATGACGACCAAATACCACAGAAGGAGAACCATCATACTTCATGGTGATTCTTGTGTCGTTCTTCTTGCCTGTCAACCTGTCATGCACATCTTTGAGATTGTGATAGGCATGAGAAAAGCCTTCGTGACCAGCATTGATCACGTGATCTTCAGCATGCTCAAGATGCTTCAGCTTAGTTTCGTCAAGCTCTTCTGCAAGGAAATTTCTAAAACTTGTCATCGTACTGTTTTTACCGATCCATCAGGATTTACGAAGAAGGCTTCGAACGTAATATCAGGAAACTCTTTCTTCAATGAAAGAAATGCCTGAAGATTGCTAGGAGCATCATCAAACAACCGAAGCTTTACGTAATTCTTAGTATTTATATATTTGCGGAAGATGATCTTCTTGGCTTCTGCCGAAGAGTCGATCTTCAGGTTACCAGCACGTTCGACATGGATATTATCGATAGGTAGACCATGATCTCTGAACGTTTGAAGGAAGATATCTTTGTTATCGAAGTCAGCTCGCGCTGTGCAAATAATCACTCGACTATGAGGATTCTTACGAGAGTTAGCGAAGATAGCCTTTGTTTTCGCAACCATACGAGTGATTGGCTTCGATGACTTGCGGAATACCTCTGCGTTAGCAAACTCTCCGAAGTCGTAGGTTTCACCCTTCTTACGCTTGTAAGTGTTGAATTCCTGGTTGTCGAGCATTCGAACAACCTTGCCATCTTTGACAACGGCAACTTTAGCATACGTATGAAACAGCGTCTCATCGATATCGAATATCGTGAGTGTACCACTACCAACAAACTCTTTAAATCGTTTCTTTATCATAGTTACACTCTATATTGTTTTCGAAATAATGTACATGCTTATTTCGCTTTAAATGATATTTTTTTCAGACCTGGCATACCAGCGTTTCCGTTGTACTCGAACTTGAAGTCGATGTCCTTAAACTCCTGGATGTTGTATTTTACCAGCTTCTGAGTCTTGTAGATATTGATGTAGAGCTGACTCACGTTGATCTGCTTTGTGGCTTCATTTAGAACGTTAGAATATGTCTTGTCTGCGTTCATCATATCCACGAGGTGATATGCAAGAGGTGACAGAATTAGACCATTTCTCTTTGCCCGATTTCCGACGATACGTTTGGTGATATCAAGAGAAGCTGCTCTTCCCATAACCTTGTAGAGTGGATCTAAAACCTTTATGAGTTCTTCTGCAGTTTTATATTTTGATAAGAATATTTCAATAGAGGCTGGTGTGATATTGTTTCCCATCAGCTTGATCAGAGCATTCCAACCAGGAGTTTTTACCTCAGCAGAACCACGAACGATACCATCTAACACAGAACTGTTACGAATCGCGATGATAAGGTTCTTGGCTATCTTCTTCTTCGAGTCAGTGTAATTGATCTTGTCTAAAATGTCGGCGATGGCGTCGATCGATGGAGGTGCACCTTTACCAGCCTTGGCTGATATCGCAAGGTTAGGTTTCTTTGGATACGTAGCATAGTAGTCGACCAGTCTGAGATTGCTCTGAGTAGGATACATGATTCCGTCTGCAGTCTTATCGAATACGTTTAAAAACCACCAAGCGCCTGTGACTTCACCAAAATCTTTGGCGATAATGTTGATATCTGAATCCGATATCTGTTCGATATATTCTGATCTGATTTTACCGCCCATTGTTTCAGCAGAATCCATGAGATCTTTCATAAACTCTTTGACGACAACAGAAACTCCGAGGCTATTGATGCCTTGCATCACCTTTCTCTTAAATTCTAACTTGCCGATCTTTTTGCCAGTAGCCACACCGATACGTTCAGGTGTCAATTCTTTTGTGCGAAGTTCGCCACGAGATGACACAGCATTGACAACATAGATCTTGTCTCCGACCTTGGCGCCATCTACCGCTTCTTTGATAGTAAGTTCTTCTGTACGATATTTTCCTGAGATTACAAACGTGCTATCTGTGAGCTCGCATTTAATAATATCGTTTAGGAGTTTCTTATGATCTCCTGAATATGAGAATCGAAGATGCTTGCCGCCACGAGATGACTTTACTATCTTGATGTTTTTCTTTGCCAACTCTGCTTCATATTCTGAAATAATAGCAGATTGGTTTTTTGCATCAGTAGAAAGCATTCGTTGCACCGTTCTAAGTTCTAAGCTTATTTATTAAACAAAAGAAAACCGCCCCAGTATACTGGAGCGGTCGTATTACTTCTATTTATGTTGTTAGGCTGCGACTGCAAACCATTCCGGAATTGGACGTTTAGTCCACGCCATCTTGAATCGAGCTTGCTTCGTCTGATAGAACTTACGATATGAGCCTACGATATCATTGTAGTCGATACACTCAGGATTGGCCTTCATCGCCAACGGCTGAGGAGTCTTGTAACCGACAGGAATGTTACGAGGCAATTGCTTCAAAGCTTCGCGAAGCAATGTATCAGTGCTATGAACCTTACCATAGCGATACGTGTACTCGTCACAGAGAGCAGCGAAGTGTATCCAGTGCCAAGTGTAGTTGTTATTACTTTGTGCAGTCCAAATTGTGCAAGGATGATGCATATGCACTGCACGATAGAATGTATCTTCGCGCTCGTCAGGCAGAGTCCATGCCTTCGACATCGTCTTACCAGACTTTGAAGGCACACGTGTCTCTACGCCGTCGAGCATACGATGTACAGTCGAGAGCATTTGAGCACTCTCGACGATCATCTTCACGACATGCTTGTCACACTGTAATTGTGCTGCTTTGACAGGATCACTGTCAAGAATGAATAAATTCACGGCCACATTTCCTCACTATTAAGCATTTCATCGCGTTCCTCAGGAGTATTCCTATTGGTAAGGATACCATACACTGTAACTCCAATAATGAACACTATAAAAGCGAAAAGTGTCACAGTCCAGCTTTCTTTACGAGATCTTTATATCCACGCCACGATGGATGGATATCATCAGGTTGAACATACGATGTAGCAATGATACGATCTCCGTAACTTACAGCGATGCTTTTTACTATGGCGTTGACCTTAGGTTTGCAAAAGCCTTTGTTACAAGGAGGCATAATCCATACTACATTGCCTACCTTAACACGAGTTCTAATTTTTGTCAACTCTTTTTTCGTATCAACGCCGCTATGATCGTTTGTTCCGAGGCTGATTACGATTGTCTTGGCTTCAAGCGGAGTTTTACCCCACTTCTTGTTCCATTGCCAAGTATTCCAACCGCCCTTCGAATATGATACACATTCTTTCGGAGCAAACATCTTCGTTCCAACGGCGATCGAGTCGCCCATAATTAAACATTCTAACATTATACTTGTATCCCTGTTACTTGTTTCAGATATTGAGTTGCAACTTGCTGACTGGTTTCAGTAGCACCGACAATGACTGTGTCAGAGATGACGACGTTGTTATCAGGAGCTGACATCATCCATGGCATCATAGCAAAACCTTGAGGTCCCATACCAACTGTACGAGGCTTCAACAGTTCGGTGACACCGCCTTCTTGCTTGACGCGAGAGATGATTTCTTCGCCAGACATGAGCTTAATTGTATATACTTTATTCTGTTCCATCGTTTTCTACCTCATAACGTTGCATTGTGCCTTTCCAGACTTTTACTCCACAACCATCATATTCCCAATCCCGTTGATCAGGATCGAGTTCTTTCATACTTGGATTTGGAGTATCATAGACTACTTCGTGCACATACTTAAATTTTTGTTCTTCTGACCAATCTTTCAGATAACCATTATCCTCGTCAAACAGACGAAGATACTCTGCATCATCAATCACTCGAGTAGAAGTGATAGTCTCGTCAAGATATAATTGACTGAACTCTTCGGCTTCTTTCATCGTCACGACGTCTTTGGCATGTTCTGCGCTCTCGCATTCCACGACATATCGCATGCGAAAGAAGTCGATTGTCTCTACAAGATACTTAGGCACCTTCTTTCAGTCCCATTTCTACCAGCTCGTCAGGAGTGGAGTACCACTTGAGAAGAAGTTCGAGCGCGTCGATGTGCTTTTGGATCTCGGCATCATCGGCTTCTTGATCACCCCAGACAAAAACCCAGTCGCCATTGCCGAGATTGCCCTTTAGAGCTTCCCATGTATTACGCAGCTGACCGACCACGACGTGGTCTACAGTTTCCCAATCGAGTTCTACAGAAATCTTACTCATCAATATTCACCTTCTTATAACGATTAATTGTTCCATCGGCTTCTTCGACCATAATCTCATCCATACGAGGATTATGGGCTAGAATTCTTTGTTCGTGATCTGCAATAATCTTACCGGCTTCACGAAGAGTACGCATCACAGCATTAGCAATTCCAAACTTATTGCGGCCGGTATTTCGCGCTTCTTCAACCGCATCAGCACTGTCGCGATACAACTCATCGGACAACGACCAAGATAAGTCGACAGCATTAGCAAAATCTCCTACACGACGAAGATACTCTTGGCCACCATCGACCGAGACAGCACCACATGTGCACGTCACAAAGTCATGACGATGCTTAGAGACGATAAAGTCTCCGCAACCAAGACAACTTACTGCATTTTGAATAATCATTCTGCTATTACCTTTTCGTGCACTTGTGTAATGTGCTTACATTTATTATAGAAGTTAAAACCAGGACAGTCACACACCCAACCTTGATCGAGCATCGTGACGTGATACTGTTTGCCTTTACAGTTTATATATGGCCATGTCAGACCGACCAAATGGTGGTCGTGAAAATTGATACCAGCCATTGCAAGCGGTGTACGAAAGGCGGAATAAGTTGGTGTATGGTCAATCATAGGTTCACCTTACTACAAAAAACTAATTTTGTAAACCCCCTAAAGCGAGAAGAATCAAAATAATAAAAAGAAAACCATAGAGGGCAAATCGAAAAAAAATCTTGGCGACCTTGAACCCGACCCAAAGGAAGAAGCCCAAGATCGCCAAGAACGGCAACGATGAGAGGAGGAACACGATGCTCAACCGCGTCTCTTACCAGTTGCCGGATCGGCCGCTTCAGACTTGGAAAGGACAACAAGTCCGCCTTTGTTATAGGCTTGGCCGATGATATAGTTGCCGCTGACGGCAAGCTTTTCTTTCTCGTAAGAGGAATTCTTTGCGTAGTGTACACCGACCTCGTTCTGAGATGGGTACTT